ATTAGTAAATCTAGAAGATAAAACGGCTTGGATTGCTCTTGAGGCGCATCTTCTTGTTGATTGGGATGAAGTCAATGCGTTATTTACTAAGCATGGATTTAAGTTTCTAGAGGATGGTTTTAAGAGAGTTGAAGAAATGACTCCTGGAAGTCATTATTTAATTCATAAAGGTGAATTGAAGTTTAAGAGAGTATTGGTAGATGAATGAGACGAGCAAGAGTATGGCAAGACGACTTCATGATGTTCGTTTTGCAACGCGATATTTTGTTGGTGATGGTATCAATGTAGGTGCTGGTACAGACCATCTTTCTTTTTATGGTCATCTTTTCCCTCTTATGAAAGTAGTAAGAGAGTGGGATGTTGAAGATGGTGATGGAATGCTTCTTGAGGGCATTGAGGATGAAAGCGTAGATTTTGTTCATTCTTCACATTGCTTGGAACATCTCGGAGATCCTATGGAAGCTCTTGTCAATTGGATAAGAGTACTCAAACCCGGTGGTCATATCATCTTTACAGTTCCAGATGAAGATCTTTTTGAACAAGGCGTATGGCCTTCTTATACAGCCGGTAATGATCATATAACATCATGGACCATTGCTAAAACTGAATCTTGGTCTCCTCGTAGCTGTAGTCTATTGGCTTTTCTTGCTCAATTTGTCAATTCTGTAGCTATTCTCAAGATAGAATTACTGGATAGAATGTATCTTTATGATAAACCTCCCATGGACCAAACACAATTACCAGGAGGGCATGAATGTGCCATTGAGGTTATCCTAAGGAAGAAAACACCTAAAGAAATTGAATGGAAAGGTCATTTATCAGAAGCTAAAATTGCTGCTGGTGTTGAAGTTGCTAAACTTCGTGAAGAAGCTCAGAAAACAGCGGAGAAAGAAGCGGAAGAGAATAAATATAAAAAGAAGAAAAAAAGTAGCACTAGGAAAAAGAAAAAAGTAGATGGGTAGAACTGGAAAGTCAGTCTATTTTGGCAATTATCAAAGCTCTATGGAGCAAAGGCTTCTTGATAGTTTAATCGTGGAGTCAATAAATATTTATGGGGAATCAATGTATTATTGTCCTCGTAAATTGACTAATTATGATGATGTCTATGGGGCTGATGACCAATCTGTTTATAATCTAGCCATTCTTGTTCCCATCTATATTGAAAGCGTTAAGGGTTTCGGCGGTGACGGAACCTTTATGGCTAAATTCGGCATTGAAATCCGAGACAGAGTTATCTTTTCAATTGCTCAGACAGTATTTGCTGAAGATGTAAGTATTGTCACGTCTCAGGTTCGTCCCAATGAAGGCGATCTTATCTTTTTTCCCCTCAATAACAAATGCTTCCAGATTAAGTATGTAGAAAAGTTTGAAGTGTTCTATGCATTAGGCGCGCTTTACACGTGGAAAATGGAATGTGAGCTTTTTGAGTACGCTGGTGAAAAGATGTTAACTGGCATTCCTGAAATTGACCGTCTTCAGACCCTTTTAAGTACGGATGCTCACGATTTTGCTCTTCTTACGGAAGCTGGTGATATGATTCTCGCAGATCCTAACTACTATATTATTGAAACAGAAAAGGGTAATGTAGCTATTCCAGGCGACGACTCAGAAGAAATTGAGAAAGAAGCAAGTAATAATTTCATTGACTTCTCTATCCTTGATCCATTCTCTGAAGGGCATATTGGACAAGTAGAGGAACATGTTTAATGTTTAATCAAATCTTCTATTTCTCCACTCTCAGAAAAATGGTTATTCTGGTCGGCGCTCTTTTTGATGATATTTACATTAAGCGTTTTGACGCCAATGGCAATGAAACTGAATTGCTTGAAGTACCGATTACGTATGCCGCCAAAGATAAGATGCTTGCTCGTGTCATGCAAGATCCCGGTATTGACCGTCCTAGTGCTACAATTCCGCTTCCCTGTATCTCCTTTGAGATGGGGCAGATGAAGTATGATGGTCAAAGAAAGCTCAATACAACTGGTTTTACTCCTGGTGGTATGGACCCTCATTCAGCCAATAATTTCCTTATGCAGTATAATCCAGTTCCCTACAACATAGAATTTAAGGTTTATATCTATGCCAAGAATGTTGAAGATTCCAATAAAATTTTGGAACAAGTTCTCCCTTATTTCACGCCAGATTGGACAACGGCTGTTCGAATTATGCCGGAAATGGGTATTACCATGGATATTCCGGTCATCCTCAACAGCGTTCAAATCTCAGATAACTATGATAAAACATACGCTGAACGAAGGGCTATAATTTACACTCTTGATTTGCTGGTCAAGTCTTATTTCTATGGACCGATTAAGAGTAAGCCAATTATCAAGTTTATCAATACGGAATTCTATATTCCAACGGCTAATGTTTATGCCAATGCCAATATCATTCGTTACGCCAATGGCACAATCGCTAATGGCTATGCTAATTCTACAATGGCTAATTCTTCTGTTGATTTCAGAACCAATCCAAATGATCTCCATTGGATTGTCGGTAAGACACCTCGTGCGGCGCATATCCTTGAGCAACCTGGATTAACAGCCAATGGACAGCCAACATCTAATGTTTCCATGTCCATTCCAGTTGGTGAAATTTGGGCTTCTAATGACTATGGATATTGCTCAGAAATCTTTGAACCATAAGTAGTATTAAAAAAGGTTATGTAAATGTCAGAAGAAATACAACCAATACCACCAGCTTCAAGAGAAGTCATTGATAATCTCATGACCGATGCCTTAGATGATTCGGCTGGAAAAGACTTTGAATTCGCACGTGCTAATCTTAGGGAAATCATTGAAAAGGGTAATATTTCCCTTGAAAATCTTTCTTTATTGGCAGAGCGTATGCAACATCCAAGAGCCTATGAAGTTCTTGCTAAGACGATTGATTCCATTGTCAATGCCAATGAGAAGTTATTGGGACTTCAAGAGAAAATTCGTAATATTAAAGATATTTCTGCCAAAGTTAATGGAGAAGGAGGAGGACCAAAAACAATCAATCAAACAGCTATTTTTGTTGGTTCTACTGCTGAACTGCAAAGAAATCTCAAGAAAACTCTAAAAAATATGAATATGTTAGACGAAGATGGTATACGTCCCGAAGAAGAAAAAACCAAGACCACTAAGAAAAAGACCTAAATATTGTCCGAGATGTGAAGAGATTAAACCACCATATCACTTTTCAAAGTCTGATCATCAATGGGATGGACTTCAAATATGGTGTAAGGCGTGCTTTGCCGATCTATACCAGATTAGAATGGGTCGCAAAGCACCACCACCAAAAACTAAAGAAAGAGGGTGGGTGAACAAATGGACAGATACTTGGTATGATGATTAAAAGGAAAGAAGAATGTTAGAAGTAGTATTTACAGTTTGTTTATTAGCAAGCCCTTTTCAATGTGAAACTGTTCGTATGGAAACCGAATTTACAGATAATGAATTTCATAAATGTATTTTTCAGGCTCAAAGTTATATTGCCCAATATGTAACGGCTAATCAATTTATTAAAGAATTTGGTTGTAGTAGAAAATCTAAGGATACTTAATGGCTAAAACGGGGTATATGGGGAATGCAAACCTCAAGAGAGCCAACCAAAATGTAGACTGGACGCCTAAATTAGTTGAAGAATGGATCAAGTGTTCTCAAGATCCAGCATACTTTGTTGAAAACTATATGAAGATTATCAATGTTGACCAAGGTCTTATTGATTTTAAGTTATATGATTATCAACAGGAAATGCTCAATTCCTTTCATAAAAATCGTAACACTGTTGTTGTTTCTGCCCGTCAGTCAGGTAAATCAGTTACGGTTTGCGCCTTCATCCTCTGGTATATCCTTTTCAATGAAGATAAAGTTGTAGCTCTTCTTGCTAACAAAGGTGAAACAGCCCGTGAAATTCTTGGGCGTGTCCAGCTTGCCTATCAACATCTTCCAACATGGCTCCAACAAGGTGTTGTTGAATGGAATAAAGGTTCATTCGTCCTTGAAAACAATTCACGTGTTCTAGCTTCTGCTACTTCATCATCAGGTATTCGTGGATTTACGATTAACCTTCTCTTCATTGACGAAGCAGCGTTCATTGATACATGGGAAGAATTCTTCACTTCAGTTTATCCTACGATTTCTGCCGGTACAGAAACAAAGGTTATCCTTGTTTCCACACCAAATGGACTTAACCACTTCCATGCCATCTGGATTAACGCGATGCAGGGCCATAATGGGTATAATCCTATTATGGTCACGTGGACACAAGTTCCTGGACGTGATGAACGATGGAAAGAAGATACCCTAGCTGGTTTGAACTTTGACACGGAACGATTTAATCAGGAATTCTGTTGCGAGTTTCTTGGAAGTTCTGGCACTCTCATAGCTGGTTGGAAATTGAAGGAACTGTCAGAGAATTGGAAAGTGCCAAGGACTTCCAAGGATGGCATGAATCAATACGCCCTTCCAAAGCCAGGAAACAAATACTCCATTATAGTTGACGTTTCTCATGGTAAGGGTTTGGATTATTCGGCTTTCCAATGTTATAACATTACAAAAATGCCATATGAGCAAACTTGTGTTTTTAGAAATAATACCATAACTCCTGGTGACTATGCCTCTATTGTTTACCAAACGGCCAAATCATATAACAACGCCATTGTTCTGGTAGAGCTTAATGATATTGGTGAACAGGTAGCTAATGCCCTTCTAAACGATCTGGGTTATGAAAATCTTCTCTATACTGAAAATGCCGGTCGTATGGGTAAGCGCGTCACAGGCGGATTTGGGAGCGCTAGAGGACAAGTTGATAGAGGCATCAAGACTACCAAGACAGTCAAGACGGTCGGCTGCGCCCTTCTAAAGCTCATTCTTGAACAGGGTCAGATGACAGTTGTTGATCATGAAACTGTCAATGAACTGACTACCTTCTCAAAGAAGAATCAACAATATGAAGCTGAGCCTGGAAAGCATGATGATCTAGTAACTGGTCTTGTTCTCTTTGCATGGCTTGCCGACCAGCAATACTTTAAAGATTACACAGATATTAACACCATTCAGATGGTTCGTGATAAATCAGAAGAAATTATCGCTGAAGAAATGTGCGCTTTTGACTTTGTTGTGGATGACGGACGGC